CCAGCAGCTCCAGAGCGCCAGATCCGGCATCTGACCCACGCTCAGTTCGAGAAGTGGTACGCCGAAGTGAAGGCTCCGCACGCGCGGCTGTACGCATTGCTTGGGCTTTACACGATGGCGCGGCCGACTGCGATCCTCGAACTTACTTGGGATCGAGTGGACTTCGAACGGGAACAGATAGACCTGAACCCGCGCGGGCGCCGACAGACGAAGAAGCGCCGGCCAGTTGTGGCGTTGAACGAAGAGGCGATGGATGCGCTCAGAGAGGCCTACAAGGGCCGTCAGAGCGAATATGTGATCGAGCGTGGAGCCAAGCCCATCGCCAACATCAAGAAGGCGTTCCAGGCGGCTTCCGCACGTTCTGGGATCAAGGTCACGCCCTACACCCTTAGGCACACCGGAGCCGTGTGGGCAGCAGAGGCCGGAGCCTCAATGGACGAGCTAGCCCAATTCATGGGTCACGACGACAGCGCGACCACTTCAACGCACTATGCGCGGTACTCACCGGGGCATTTGAGAGGAGTTGCGACGAAGGTTCAAAGGGCCAAGAATCAGGCCCCAGAGTTCATATCGTGACAGCAACCCCTGTCTATTTTGCTTGCTACTCTGGCGGATTTCCGCTAGAAAATTGGTCGGGGAGAGAGGATTCGAACCTCCGGCCCCTGCCTCCCGAAGGCGTTGCTCCTCTCTATCGCACGATAGCGGGCAGCGATTTTCCTTTGGAACGGAATAGCACCGGAGACGGTACGGATTGGCACAGTTCGGGCCGGAAGGTTCAGCATGAACCTCAGCCCCTGTCTATTTGGGATGGCCGATGATCTACTTTATTCGGGCTGGCAGGAAGCGCCTTGTGAAGATCGGCTACAGCAAGGGCCATCCATCGATCCGCCTAAAGACGCTTCAGACGGGCAGCATAGAGCCGCTAGAGCTTATCGGGATGCTGGACGGCGATCCGCGGGATGAGGCGGAATGGCATCGGCGCTTCAGGCATCTGCGAGTTACTGGCGAATGGTTCCGCTGGACCTCTGAGCTATCGTCCGCCGCCAAGCCCTACCTGCGCTCCACTGCCGAGAGAAGGTTCGAGAAGAGCCTGCGCGAATGGAAGGCGCTCGCCGACAAGCTTCCGAGCCTCCGGATCGCGGTTGCCAGAATTGAGGATCGCCTGGGCGCAGAGGAAGTCGAAAGGCTCAACAATGGCGAATAAAGACCCAACACATCAGGGGAATGATGATGACTGATTCTGGGCTCGATCCTTCGCGCTTCGAGTGGCGCGAGCAGACAGCCAAATATTCGCGAGGCCAGGACTTGCTAATCAGCAATATCACAGTCGGCAGCGTGTTCTATGACGGCGTTTCGAGCAGAGATATCAACGATCGCTACAAAATAACGACCGCTCTACCCGGCGTGCGTCCGCGTGTGGACAGGTTCGCCAGTGAGGACGAGGGCAAGCGAGCGCTAGAGCGTCTGACTATGGCGTGGTTTGCGCGCACGGTGCCAGCGATAGCGCTCAGTCCCACCACCCAGAAAGGGTCCGACAATGCCTAACCCAACCGAGCTGATAATGACTGGGCGCGTGGCTGACGCCACCGGGCTCTCGCAAGCCGAGCCTGTTTCACGTCTCGGCCCTTCGGGCTTCGATCCCTCGCGCCGCGACCTCTTCGGGTCAGATTGGTTGCCGGTAATCACGCTGTGGCAACCAATAGCATCGCTGTGTTTCGTCGACGATCCCGATCTACGTAAAGAGCTTGAGACACGTGGCTACCCTCCTCCAGAGAAGTATGTCGGAGGCGATATAGCAATTCACGCGGCGGCTGCGTTCCCAGCCGCTAAGCACTTGTGGCCTGAGTTGAACGACCTTGCCTACGATGCCTTCGGGTGCGGCTACAACTTCTCACTCCCACGCGGATGCATCCTAGGGCTCGTGACGCTCGGCAGGCCAGTTCGTGTCGAAACGATCCGCGACGCTATCAGCGCAGAGGAACGCGCGGCGGGGATATACACTGACGGGCGTTGGGCGTGGCCGCTCAGCAACCCGCGCCAACTGCCCATTCCGCTTCCCGCGAAGGGCAAGCAAGGTTGGTGGAAAATCGCCGCGTCAGCGATCGAAACGCAAAGCGCCAAGACCGAAGGGCTTGGTCCGAAGGATGAGAGCGCGGTGGCGAAGCCAGACGCCCAAGGAGGCCAGCATGACACCTAACCCACATCGAGAAGCAGAGGCTGCGCTGCCTACGCGGCTGCACATCGTTTTCGATGGCCCGCCCGGTCCCGAGGGTGGGCGTTTTGTAGAGGTCGAAACGGCAGACGGCCGCAGCCAGAAGGCCGGCGAGTGGCACAAGCGAGCGGACGGCTATTGGGAGCTACGCATTGACGCCCTCCTCGCCAAGCTCGAAACAGGAGAGGGGAAATGAACCAATATCGCAAGCTTCCGGTCGAGGTTGAGGCTATGCAATTCAACAACGATGAAACCACTTTCGATCTGCTCCATTGGGCAAACGCTTCGAGGACCGGGCTTCCTTTCGTCAGGTGGATCAATGATCGGCTAGAAGTGCCAACGTTTGAAGGCACCATGACCGCCAACGTCGGCGACTGGATTATTCGCGGTGTCGCTGGTGAACTCTATCCATGCAAGCCCGACATCTTCGCCGCTACTTACGAACAGGTAGCATCATGACACTTGCCCTGAAGTCGTAATGGGTGAGGTTGAGCTGTTGCCCTGTCCATTTTGCGGCCACAAGGCGAAGCTGATGAAGCTTCCCGAAACGCGCCCGTTCGTGGAATGTCAGAGTCGGCCAGCTTTCGACACTACCGGCTTCCCGTGCGGCGCTAGGACAGGTTACTATTCGACCGACGCCGAAGCAATCGCCGCATGGAACACCCGCCAAGCCCTGAAGGACAAATGACGATGGGGTACTATTTAGCGTCAGTCGCCACCTTGGGTATGATCTTCTTCGTGCCGTGGTCCATCATTGCCGCTTCTCGCGACTTGCGCAGCGTGGACAAGGATGAGCGACGACTTGCAATAGGAGTAATCGCGTTCACTATTCTCGGCGCGGCCCTGATTCTCCCATTGTTCTGGATGATGGCCGCCCATGAACCGCTATGATGACACAAGCAATGCCGAGTGACTGCTTAGTGTTGGACGTAATCCGGCTCTCGCCCTTCGGGCTGGGCCACTCTACGGTGTCCCAGCGCTAACGCGCTTCGATCCGGCGTAAAGGGGGAAGAAAGAGTGACCGCCGTTCGCTCCCGACGCAATGCGCGCCTGAAGCAAATGACGCGCCCCGACCTGCCGCAAGAGCGCAGGCCAACGGTGTTCTTTGCTCGCCAGCTTGGCGCGGCAGAGGACGTTCGCCCATCACACGAGAACGACAACGTGAGCGGCTTCGCTCTACGTCATGGGCGCTATGAAACGCTCGGCACAATCTATCGCCTCGCGGATGGCGTTGGAGAGAGCCGTATAGTCCACAGAACCGTCACGATCTTGGACGGGTGGTTCGACGATGATGTTTTCTATCGTTCGCATGTAAGGACTATCGAGCGGATCAGGGACTTATGGCGCCGCATCAAACGTCCGACACACCCATACTTCGATAGTCACGATCCAGAAGACCGGCAGGATGGGCCAGATGCCGAGCGCGCAAAGAACGTGCTCCGCAATTGCCGCCGCTTGGTCGGCAACTATCGCTGGAATATCTTCGAGAATGTAGCGCGCTGGAATGAGCCGACTGGTGTTCCAGGATCTCGCATCGCGCGCGTCAGTGCAGCATCAGTGCGAGCCGCGCAGATGATCGTCCGCGAGGTGGCAGACGACATTTGGAGGGCTCAGATCTTATGAGGTCTGTCCCGTTGGCTACCCTCGAAGATAGGATCGTGCGCCCCGGCATAGAGGCACATCTGAAGCCGCTAATCATGTACCGAGGGCGAGTGACGCTAGGTGACGCGCACCGCATGTGGAACCTCGTTGTTTCGGGAATGGAGCACGAGGCCACGATCTCGGACCTCACCCAGCGCCTACAGAAGAATGGGTCCTACTCCCAACTCTGCTGCCCCAATGCGGTGAAGCAGAAAATGGCGATTTGCAGCTTTCTCAGCCGTCTGGAGGACAACCCCAAGGTCATGGCGCTGATTCCCGGCCTGGACGAATACGTCGATTGGCTTGGGGGCTGGCGCTTCGACCTCACTCCCGTAGACGAGGTTTCGCATCGCAGCCGGAATGTCGGAGCGGGCGGATGGCGATCCTTCACTGACGCCCGAATTAAGCCGCCCCCGCCGGAGTTCGCGGAACTCGCACGGCGTATGACCAGCACGGAGCTGACGAAGCATTTCAATGTTGGCTTCCAGACGATCGCCAATTGGCGCAGAAAGATCGGCATTCAACCGTTCAGGAGGGCGCCAGAGCGCCCCCAAGCGCTACTCTATCCCTTCCTAATTCACGACGCCGGAAGACCGGAACACGCCCTGCTGCGCAAAGTGAATGCAGCTGTTCCAAGGTCAATGGAGCCAAGCCTACGCGCAGACGTTTGCCAAGACCTGATTGTCGGCATTTTGGCTGGCGAAATCAGCGAGGACGTTCTGCATCTCCCGAGCAGCGAGTTGACACGCCGCGTGTGGAAATTTGCGCCGTCCCGCTACGGGGATCGCTCGCTTGATGAAGCCCTGTCCAGCGATGGCGAAACCACCTTCATGGACATGCTCGTGGACGAAGGAAGGGATTGGGCATGACCGACACCTCAGACGATAGCCGTGGACTAAGGCACCGCCACCTTCTGACCAATCGGGAAGTCCGTGTTAGGATAATGATCGGCCTTCAGTATCTGTGAGCCGTCGCCCAGATCCCCGCCCGCGCATGACAGCTTCAGGTTGATGCAGGTGCGGTGCCATGTCGCTTTGATCATGGGGCTCCAGGCTTCCCAATAATCCATATGCCACGTCGAGCCGGGAACGACATTCATCCCTGCAGCATTCATCTGGCGGTCGCTGTCGAGCAGCCATTTGCCGTCACGGAAGTTCTGATCGGTCGTGTAGGCCACCTGCACCTCAAGGTTCGGGATCACGTAAGGATGATCCGAGGGACAGGCGCGGAAGAACTGGCCGGGATACATCGGGCCGTTCGACCATGACATGTGCGAGCGATGGTCAGCACTATCGAGGTTCTTTCCGTCCCAGCAATTGGGAGCCGCGGCGATAATCATCAGCCGAGCTCCAACCGGACAACCTGCTAAGCGAACCTCTTCCATCGAATGATAATATCCGTTGGCGCCGTTGTTGCCGACTGAGCCATCAAAACTCGCCCAGCATTGAAATGTAATGGCGTCGTGGTTCTGCGAACTTACATCGGTCGGGCCATCGGTCATGGTTTTCATGTTAGCGCCGAACACGAAGCGGAGTCCGTTGGGAAGGTCAGTGCAGATGCCTACCCCTCCAAGATCAGGCGATTTGCAATATGGGTCGCTCAGAGGGTTTCTCTTGTAGTAGAGGTTCATGTAATCGGGTTTCACCACATGGCCCGCGCTGTCGAGCATGGCGGGCATCCAATAAGCCGAGCGGTTCGTCGGGGTATTTGAGCCTCGATTGCCGCAGGTGGATTGGCCGGTCGTTCTGAGGCTCGTGTAATTGGAGTTGCTGTCCGTTCCGAGGTTGCCGAAGAACTGGTGAAGGTGCGGACTTACGCCGCCGGGATAAACCAGCGGATCTTCCCTCAGCAGCTGGCCAGGTGAGCAGAACTCGCGAAAAGCCCCAACCGGATCGGCTGAAGCCGGGGCGATCCCTCCCCTTCCGTTGGGACCGTACCATGTGGGCTCGGTTGCCTGGGATACGTCGAAATTGTCGGGGATGGATGTCTCGCCTGAAGTGCCTGTCGGAGGAGTAACCACCGGAGGCGTTTCATCATCGCTGATCGTGACAGTGGTAGGCGTGTAACTGGCGCTCACCTGGGCAAAGCGAAGAACCGTGATCCTGACCGCGAAGGTGCGGCTTCCCTGATAGGTGGCATTGTCGATCAGGGAGAGAGGGACTGAGAGCTTCGTCTGATTGTTGGCCAGCGTGTAAGTGGCGTTGAGCGTCCGATAATCGGTTCCAGCCTTGGCTGTTCCGTCAACCGTCTGAAGCTGGATCTTGGAGTAGCTGTTCGCCTTGGTCTTGGTGACGGTGAGCGTGCAGGGTGCGTTCTCGACGCAGGTGACATCAGGCACGGTGATGATGGGAGGCGCGGCATGAGCCGGACATGCCGCCAGCACCATTACTGCGACAGTAAGCAGCACCGCGAGGGTGAAAGCGTGGTAGCGGTTCACCCGAAGATCCTTCCGAAGAAGCCACGTGTCGCACGCTTCACTGCGGCGGCATCCCGCGCCTCGCAGCGTTCGACAATTCCTATGGCGTCTTTCGTGCGGCCGTTGGCCTGGTCGAGCTTGCCGGTCTGAGCGTCTCCGAAAGCAACCCAATCGGCGACTGTTTGGCCTTCAGGGAGTGGCGCGCCAGCTACGCCCTGCTTCCATTCCTGTGGAAGAAGCGCCGCGCACGAGTTCGGCGTTGCAGTGACAATGGGGGCCGCACAGGCCGATAGGCTAAGGACGGCGGCAGCGAGGATCATTCGCATAAGCTTGCCTCTTGCAAAGGGCCGCAAGCCCAGCATCACGGACTGCGGGATTTACCTTGTCGTTCGCACCTTGAGCGGCGCGGATATCGCGCTCGTTGGATCGAGTGAGGTCTTCAGATGCCCGTGAGGCTTCGCCAGAAGCCGCTACAGTGTTGATCGCATCCGCTGCGCTGTTGGATGCCGCTTCGTCCTGTGAGCGCTCGACGCGGCTCTGAGCGGCCTTTGAGCGGCGTTGGTCGCAGGAGTGGACGCCGAACGCGATAATGCCGAGCAGGAGAACTGCCCCAACGATCATGGCGATGAGCTTGAGCGCAATCTCTTTGCCGAAGATCATCATAGGGAATCGCCTTCATCGCGCAGCACGCGCTCGCGCACCGAGGTTGCGGGGTGTGCCTCTGCTTCATCGCGAGAGATGAAACGACCGGTCACTGCGCTGCGCCATAGCCAGCGGAAGAGACGGCGGATCATATGACGTGTCTCCATGTTTTGCCTCTAATGAGCTGATAGATGCAGCTCTCATCCACACCGAAGCGACTAGCGATGTCGCGGTACGAGAGACCGGCGGCGTGCATGTTGCGCGCTTTTCTGACAGTTGCCTCATTCAGCTTGGCGTGCGCGCCTTTGCCCGCTCGAATCGTGTCGATCAGGTTGTCGCTTCGAGACGCCCAGCGTAAATTGGAAAGCCTGTTGTCGCTCTTGTCCGTATTATTGTGGCAGGCATCTGCGCCGAGTGGCCGTGGTCCGACAAACGCCAAAAGCATCAGGACATGAACAAACATTCCCTTCCGCTGCCCGCCTGTAGACAGCACTATGTGGCGGTATCCCTTGCACAACCCTGGCTTTAGAATCCGTCCACAGTACTCGGAATAAACCCGTCCGTTGTTGCTTACCTGGTAGCGAGGGAAGCCAGGGATGCTCTTCCAGATTTCCAATTGCGGAAGTACGATATCATCAGCCATTGCGCGGTCCTTTCGCGTGGTGGTCAGGGCTGAAGGCGGTGTTGCAAGCACCCCTTCGGCCCGCTTTTGTTCTAGCAGAATCACCGTTCGTTCTCTACTGTTTTGTCTCCACGGGAACGGGTTCGTCCGAGGTATTCACCACTGTGACTGGGGCGGGCTCTGCTGGTAGTTCGTTCGCGACAGTCTGCCGCTCGATCTGGCGGACTGCGCTCTCTGCAACCTTGCGGCCTGTAGTGCTCGCGCCGTATTCCGAGCTGATGACGCTGCCGCCCCAGCCCAGGACAATGCCGATGGCGAGCAACAGCGGCTCCTTGTTGCCGGGTGGGATATCAACCACGTAAAGCCCCGCCAGCGCGCCAAGCCCTCCGACAAGAACCATCAGGCCAATGAGACCGCGAAACCATCCGCTGTCGTGGTGATCACCGTTCATGCCCACCTCCCCGCGATCAAGGACGCTTCGAATTGCTGCGCTTCCTTGGCGATCTCCTGAGCTTTATCGAGACCGTTGATGATCCGGCGCGCCTGAGTGTAGGCGTCGAAGCCAGCCTGCTCTGCGAGCGGCAAATAGTCCTTCAGCGACTTGCCGGTGAACCATCCGGCTTCCATTCCATGGACCATGATGCGGGCAGCGATATCCGGCTGAAGCGCCAAGTCCTCGTTTGAGATCAGCTTCCCGCCAAGGTCCAATTCATCATCTGCCCGAGCGTAATTCTTGGCCCAGGTCAGCTGCACATAGCCGCGGCCATAATGCGGATAGTATTTGAGGTTATTGCGTCGCCATTCCTCGGATAACCAGTATGCCTCGCGCACTGGCTGAAGCGTCTTGTTCGTCTCATGCCATGCGGTCGCAAGTCCATACGCGGACCAACTGAGCGGCCAGCGGGCGACACCGAAAGCTTGAAGCAGCGTCTCGAAACCGTTAACCTGAGGCTGCGTCAGCGTGCCGAATACTGACCGAACCGCATCAAAGAACTTGCCCCCGTCACCCAGAGCAGTGGGATTGCGAACAGTCTGCCATTTGGCAATGACGGCATTGAGCGCATCGACTTCTGACTGTTCAAGGCCCTCGCCCGTCAGTTCACGCTTAAGGGCACGCGCGGCATCAAAAAAGGCAGCAGCGCTCATTCAGGCTTCCCCTTTTTTTCGGCATCCATCTGTCGCTCGATCGAGACGATGCGCTGAGCTGTCTGGAGCGCTTCCCCCTCGCCGATGTGGTACGCCTCGGCGGCTATGGCGCGGCGCATCCATTCGCCCTCACGTTCGCGGCAGGCATCCACCTCTACCTGGAGGTGATCGCAGCGCTCATCGAGGCGCCTGATCTCTGCTAGCAGGCGATCCCAATAGGCCGTGCGCTCAGCAGCTTTCGCTGCGCGCCACGCAAGCCACTTGTCGAGAATGGCCGGTGCTCCGCTCCACAACCTCGCGACGAACAGCGCCAGAATAAGTACTGCCGTCCACGCCGCCGACGAGGTTGAGAACAGCTGGCTAACAGCCACACTGTCAAGTTCCATCTCCGGCCCCGACCAGTGCGAGGCCGCCCGGCGGCCGATTGGGCATTACGCGACCCTTTCTTGAACCGAGCGTGGATTGAATTGCTTCTCCGCTGACCAACAAGAACTGGGCAACTACCAGCCAGTAGAGGCACCACCACTTGAGCCACGGACTGATTGTCAGGACATAGATCGGCCAAGCCACGAGGATGTAGCTCGCGACCAGCCAGCGGTCCCACAGGCTGACGGCACGGCCAAAGCATTTGATCTGCTCACGAATGGTCGGGTAGGTTCGGCATCCTTCCCGCAACGTGGCTTTCATGCAGACCGCTGCAATGACGGCGATATCGGCCATGAAATAGACGGTGAGCGGGAGGTTATCGCCGCTCACCATCCATGAGAACTCGCCTATTGCCCAATTGCCGACCAACGCCGCCGCGACTGGATTACGAACTGCGGAGGGCAATCCAATCCCGATCACGACAACGTAGATCAGGACATGCGGCCAGCTCATTTCTTGGGCGGAGGAGGTGGATCGCCGGAGCCGCCGCCGTCCGCTGGCTGAACAGGCGGGCCGTTGGGGTCTGGGATGTCCGGATGTTCAGGATGCGGTTTATCGTTGTGCACTGGACTTCCTCCTTCTGGTTGGCCTTCTTGTTAAACTTGCGTTATTGATGCGCCCGCTCGGGTGAGGAGGCGACATGGTTACGAGTGCGGTGCGCGCAGTGCTTCGCGCCGAAGTTTTATTCGGGGCAGGGTTCGTTGCTGGATGCCTGCTGAGCGGCCTTGCTCGCGGCATCTACATGGGAATTTTCGGCATCCACGGCTGCTGAATTTTCCGTCCCGGCTTGATACGCTTCGCTAATGCGAGTGGTTGACAAAAAGTTAACAGAAGCGCAGCCAACCGACTCGGGGCACCAAGATCAACAAGCTCCACACTTGATCCGCATTGAATGCGGGGCACATTCAAGGAGGACGTTGTTATGAAGAGCTTTGCTTATATGCTGCGCGACGATTCAGGGGCGTCTGCTGCTGAATATGCGCTGATCCTCGCCATCATCGGAGGAGCTATTGCCATTGCCGCGGTGACGCTTGGTCACACGATCGGCAATTCGATGGACAAGGCCGCGAACTGCATCAGCGCCGGATCGAACGCCAAGACGACTGACTGTCCGTAATGCGCTTGCGGGAGGGGCTGGCGGGTTTTCCCACACGTTTTCCGCTGGCCCCTTCCGCTACACGTTGAAGGTCTTTGTCTCCGGAACGCTCCAGCCTGTCACCCCGCTTTGGCTATTCAGGTCGGTCCACGATGAATTATCGTTCGAACCCTGAAGCTTGAAGTCCTTCGGGCAGCGTGAGTTGGCACTGTCGCAGGAGATCGCGTATTGCGCGCAAACCACTGTGTTCGGAAACGCATAGGCAATCGACTGCGGTAGCGCAGTTGAGGCCGTATCGATCGCGTAACCGGAACTCGTATTATTATCGAACAGTGCCGCCGCTGCATCCACAACGGTCGGCTGATCGGAAGCGAAGCTGACACCGCCGTTGGCCTGATCCGATCCGCCAACTGTGGCGCGGAACTCAAGCTCTGACGGATAAACAAAGCGATCCCCGTTGCCAGCCGTAATGTAGATTCGCAGCATCTTGTATTTGCCGCCAGTGTAATCCTGCGGCCAGGTGCGGGTTGCATTTCCAGATGCCGGCCAGCTCGGCTCGTAAATCTCGAAAGCGGTTGTGTAAGTTGAGCCGTCATCGGAATATCTGAGGCGACACGTTTTCGGCGCTCTTGCCGTGGCCGTGGTGGTGATAATATCGATCGAGGCGACCGCCTGGGCGGACGTAAATTGATAGCCTACGTTCGTATTTGTAGCGGACGAACGATCCCAAGTCGTGCCGGTGTTTCCGTCGAACAAATTGCTGACTGCAGAAGTGTCTGATCCGCTGCCACCGGAAAATGCCGTGCCGCCGCTGGTCGCGATTTGCGAACTGGACTGGTCGTAGAACTTGAACTCAGAGAACGAGGTATTGCTCGCATGTCCGTTGTTGGCGTCGATCTCCAGCTTCCAATAAGTGTGCGCACCGTAGGGACCGCTTGGAGCTGATGCCGCCTGATGCCCGAGCATCCGCGTAAGTGCGCCGCTCAAGTGATGCCGTCTCCAGTGAGGCGCCATGTCGTGGAAGCGACTTTGATCGCCGTGGCAGTCCCATTGGCGGCTAGTGTCCGCGATCCGGTCGAGCTTCCCCAGCGAAGCGTGTCTGAGGTGATGGCTATGGTGACGTTGCCGCCGCCGTTCTCGTTGATGAAGGTGAGAATGGTCCCGATTGGATAGGCAACATTCGCGTTGCTATCGATCGTCCAAGTGTGGGCCGATCCGGAGGTGTGGTAGATATGTTTTCCGGCGTCCGACATTACGGTCGTGTAAGTGCCGTTTTGCGTATTTTGCGGACAGCCAAGATACCCAGGGGCGTTGGTCGGCGGTGTTCCGGTGGCGGTTATCGTGGCCGAGTAATTGATGTTGGCAACTGTCGCGGCCAATGTTCCACTTGTCGTTACGTCCCCTGACAAGTCACCATTGGTGATCGAGCTCGCGCCGGAGAACTTGGTTAGGTTGCCGTTCGCTGGACTGCCGGTGGTCGATACCGTGCCGCCTGATCCGGAAGCGCTCAGCGTGCCCGCCGAGAAAGATATTCCAGAACCGATGGTTACGCCGGTCCAAGTGTTAGCCGCAGAGCGATAGTAGATCGTGTTCGTGCCGGTCAGGGCCGCCAGTGCGTCAAGGTCCGCATCCCACGCCTGCACATTGGTTCCGATGGCAACGCCAAGATTGGTGCGCGAGGTTGAGGCGCTGGCGACATCGGAGAGGTTGTTCGCCGCTAGAAGTGCGCCAGTGGTTCCGCCGAATGATGCCCAAGCACTGCCAGTGTAATATATGGCGACGTTCGACTCGTCATTGACGGTCGCCATGAACCCCTGCTTGGCGGTCAGGAAAACCCAGGCCGTATTCTCATAGAAGGCGATCTTGCTGGCGTTGCCGCTCCAATGTGTTCCGGTCGGAGAGCCGGTCAATAGGTAGCAGTCACCGTCAGATGGAGAGCCTGGTTCGGCGGCCGTGGTCCTGCTCTTGAACGTGAACTTGGCCGCGCCCTGTTCGAGATAGCGCGCGATCTCGTTGACGGTAGATTCGGGCACGGCTTGTCCAGCCGTCAGCTCGGTGTAACCGAGCTTCGGTGATGTGCTCATGAATTTCCCTTGTTATGCGGCTAGCGCGAAACCTCGGCCGACAGTCGTGCTCATCTGATAGGCGTTGATCGCCGGAGGCGTCGGGAGAGTGATTCCATCCGCCGATGCCATTGCCGCCGTGTAGGTAAAGACGTTTGTTCCGCTTACGCTGATCGTGCGCTTGAACGTCGAACCGTTGTAGATATCCACTTCGTAAGCTTCGATCGTCTCGCCGAGCGGAATCGTGCCGCCGCTGCTCGACCACGATCCGCCCACGCGCGTACGCCGATAGATCGTGCCCGTGAGGTCGGTTCCGTCATAGGCCCATTTCACCCGCGCCGGAGCGTAGGGTTTCAACGTATTGCCGTCATAGGTGAGATCAATCGCCGGAGCTGCGTCAACGTCCCGGCCCAGCGACTGGATCTTGAACGACAGACTGTCGCCAACCGCATCTGTCCCGATTTCGCTCGGGATGGCATTGGAGAGAACAACTAGCGAATCCCCGCTCGTATGGTTGCCGACATTGCCCTCCGTTCCTCTCCGACCTCTCTTGAAACCGGACAGGGTGTAGAGATTGGCGTTGCCCGATGTTCCCGTGAGTGTGGCAGTGGCGAACTGGATATATTCCCAGCGGTCGTCTGCTCCCAGGGCGATGAGGTTAAGCGACGGATCGGCATTGATCTCCGCCTCGGTATGGCTGGTCAGCGTTCCGTAGACGTTGGCGGTTAAGGTGTTCCCGCGATCCCACAGGTTAGGATTCGCGGTTCCCAAAGCCGAAGTAGCAAAGCCCCACGTCGCGCCGTTGGTCGTGTCCACCGAGCCGAACAGAATGGAATAATCGCCTCTGGTGTCCCGCTCGTTGACAGTGGCCCCAAGCCAGGTTCCGGCGCCGTAATTGCCAGCCGCATAATAGATGATCGGGTTCACATCGTTGTCCGCGTCCTGAATCAGCGGAGCGTCGATGATGAAGCCTCTGGTTTCGGTAGGAACGGTGATCGTCTGGACATCATTGCCCTGCATGTCCGCGCCGGTCGTCGCTGAATTGACCGCCGCAACCGAAACCTCGTCACGGATGAACTCGCACTGCAGAACGCTTTGCGCTTTCGTCCATTTGTCGAGACGGGCATTGCGAAGCACACCGTCGAGAGAGAGAGTGGTTACGTCCCCCGGCTCCAGCGCCAGCTTCTGGGCTGTCAGGGAGTTCTTGATCCGCTCCCGGCTGTTCCATACCCTCCTTATATACCGATCGGCTTTCTGCTGTGCGCCGTCCGCCGTGTCGGCATAGGTTGAAAGGTCAACCGTCTCTTCGCGTGTCGTGTCAGCAGCATCGAATGGTCTTTGAGCAATGGCGTTGTTCGCCTGCTGCTCGTGATCCACATCGGCGTAATTGAACGTCAGTTTGCGTGGTAGGTCCGTGTCCTGCTGGATGGTGACGGTGTAACGATTGTCCCCGTCCCTCACGAAGTCTTCCGTCAGGATCGTTCCCGATGGCGAACCGCCGCGGTTGACGAACTGAACCCCGAAATCATGCGGCCGGCAATCAACATCGTGAATGTCGAGCAGCGGGCCGATCATCTCCTTTCCCGCACCCTGAGTTACTGAGTATCCCTGAACGATCTGTGTCAAAGCAGTGGTGTCAGGCATCGTGGCGCCGGTCGGGAAAGCCCAGCCCGAAACTCCGTCAACGATGGTCTTGAGCGTAACTCCACTGGAACCGATGCGGTGAAGGTAGCGCCAGATGATGGCTGGATCGTTCGCAAAGCTTACTAGCGCGTCCAAAACACTGGAATAGGTCTGCCCTGTGTGCTCGGTAACGCCGGTCACGGGCCAAAGCGAAATGTCTATCTCTTCGATCACAGAAAGATCGAGAGCGTTGTAATGCGTCGGGCCTTCCCAGAAGTCCGTGGCTCCAGGAGCGATGTTCGGATAGGTCGAGTTCGGGTAGGCGGCGGGATCGCCCTCGTTCACCGCGGAAACGATGGTGTGGGTCGTCTTATCGATCAGGTACAGGTGATCTTGCTGCCGAACGACATAATGGGTTCCGTTGTCGAAACCGTAGGCCACTCCGGATGTCGTGTAAGCCGTGGTATCGATGATCGTGGCATTACCAGGAACATCAGCCACGCACAGATTGTAGGTCGTTGACGGAGACCATCCGAGAGCTACCGCGTCTCCATCGGTATTGTTGAAATAGAATGTCGGCCAGAAATTGGTTGCAAACTGAGCAACTGCTGGTCCGCCAGCCCACAAACCATAATACTGACCGGTGAACGAACCCGGAATAAGCCAGATGGAGCCCCCGGCGAGCATGGCGCCGCTCCAGCCGACATGATCCAGCGAATCGACCGAAAGGACACTGCCGTCCAAACCAAGGACAACACCCGTGTCACCGCTGATGTTGACGCCGTAGATCGCGCTATCGGTGATCGCATAGACATATGAGATGCCGGAACCGACCGGAAGGACGCGATACACAAGAAGGGTGCGGTTCGGAACGTCCCAGACCTGAAACTCAGAGCTGATCGCATAAAGCCGAGTACCATCAGGCGAGAATTGCGACGGGGATCCCATGGTGCTGGGCGTATCGTCAACTTCCCAGGGGTAGGTGTCCGTCTTGTTGTTGACCGCTTCGACCGTGATGTTCGGAATGCGGTTGCCGAAATTGTTTACTGGAAGGCGTTCGAAAGCGATGTACGCAGAACCCCTGTAGGCTGGGCAGGAGTTGGGTCCGTAGCGATCGTCGCACCATGCCTCGATCATCGGGTCCGGTTCCTGGGTCTCCGTACCCAGATAAATCCGCATGTTGCCGCCGACCGTGAGGCCAGCCGCAGCTCCTACCGAAACCGGCCCCGCATCAGTGGTTTGATAGACGAGCTTTTCGTCCATCCATATCCGGGTAACGGCGTCGATCTCGTGGTCACAAATCAGGATCGCGAAGTCGGCGAAGTACTTGTATTGGGTGTTCTTTCCTCCCTTGGTTTTCGACGTTTTCTTGGTCTCGATGAGGTCCGCCGCCATAATGACAGGGCACTCGAACTTGCGCTTGCCCCAGAACCTCGGAATTGCAGTGCCGTATTCAGCGGTTGTGGTCTTGAGGCTGTCGAGGCGCGGACCCTTGATCTTCTGCGTCATTTGCAGCGCGGTCTGCGCCGCCATCAATGCGACGGTGACGACGATCTTAGGTATCAATCAAGACCTCCACCGCCACACGCTGTCCAATGGGTATTTGTGAAATAGGCTTCTCAAGGTCCGCGACTTCACTCCTGAATCCGGAAGCGCGTTCCACGCTCTCTCGCCGTCAAAAATCGCGATATGCCCAACTTGGCCGTCATGCTTGCAGAGCAGGATGTCGCCCGGCTTCCACTCGTCCGTGACCGGATCGAACAGCGCCGCGAAGCCTTCCCTCAGACGATCAGAGGGAATGCCGTTTCGCGAGCGAAGGTTGTAATCAATCGCCTTCGCATACAGGCTTTGAGCCTCGGGGAAGCCGAGCTCGTCCGCCACGCCCCACAGCAACCCCTTGCAATCGACGCCAGCACCCTTGCAGCGCTGGTGATCCTGAAAGGGTGTGTCTTTCCATGACGGAACCGCAGCCGCCACGAGAGCGCCGCGATCCTTCTTTTTGCTCATTGTCCCGGAATGGCGGGCATGAGCGCCTTGCGGCCAGGCACTTCGGGATAGCCCCGGAAGTTCAGAATCTGCCCATGCGCCATGCAATCGTCGCGGGTCTTGCCGCAGCCATCCTTGATCGTGAGCGTGTCTCCGATTGCCGGATTCTCGACCGCTGGAGCAAAGAGCGTTATCGCCCCCGCCGAAGTCCAGTCCTCGATCTCGATCTTGTCTGTTCCGGCCATCGCGCCAGTCAGAAACTGGACCGTGCCCTTGTTGAAAAAGTCGTTGGCGTAGGAGCCTGTAAAGGACACCGTGAAGCGCATTGCATCGGTTACGGCAGTGACTGTCCCGACAACTGACGTAGGCGTTCCGTGACACCTGATCCCGTCGCCGAAGTCCGCATCGCACATGTTCGTGATGACGCGGCCAACCATCTGGTTGTAAAAATCGACATCGGAGCGGATTTCAAAGACGAACTTGCCGCCCTCGATCCTCGCTTCCGAAACGTATCCGGCGAGGATTTTAATAGCGCCAGCCGACAGGTCTTTCCAATTGACCTCGAACAGCCTTGCCCGCGCCCGGTTGTAACGACCGCCGAGAACGGCTTCCTTCGTGACCAGATCGCTTAAGGGTCCGGTGACTTCGTAATTGTCAGCATCCAGCCCGCACGAGGCCGACACGTTGGAGATGAGAATGCCGGTCCCTGAGGAATAGGTTATCGTACCGTCGCCGATATCGAAATCTATGTCCCGGCTGTTGCTCGTGATCCCGAAACTGTTTCCGTCCCGCAAGTCGAGAAGAAGCATGTCGCAGCGGCTGTGCGAATGGCTGGCAAGATGCGTTGCCATTGCGGCAGTGAGCGTCCTACTCACCGAGGCATTCCTTCAGCGTGAAGGTGTCAATGTGTCTTAAGTGACCCGCAGGTGCGGTGATTTGCAGCTCGCTCTCAAAGCGGACCAGAACGTCCTCTTGGTCAACGAAGTCATGGAAGTAGAACGGCTCCAGACCTCTTCCACTGTCGGCCCACATTTGCCGCACGGAATCATAGTCGGCGGTGTCGTCGCTCTCGATATCCACAACCGGAAGTGCAACCTGATATCGTCTGGGCTCGTCTTCGGCGCGAAGGTTCCTGACCTCTTTGCCGCCGTCCGTGGTTACGACCTCAAGCGAATCCTGACCGTGAATGCGGATCGCGCCGATCTCTACATTCTCGGTAAACCGCGTGCCGATCGGCATTAGGAAACCGCAACCCCCGATTCCAGAATGTCCACGTCAAGAACAGTCGTTGAAGTGGCGATACCGAGGATCGTGGGGTATTCACCGGAGGCCAGATCGGCGACAGGGCAAATCCCACCCGGCGTATCCGATAAGAAATAGACAGCCCCAGGTTCGAGCGTGGCCCCGATGGTGAGCGGTCCTTCCTCGATAATGACCAAGGGTTGACCATCAGAAGCGCCATTGAGCGCTATCCCTTTTGGCGAACGGATGGCTGCGGTCGAACTGTTGTTGTCCGCCAGCTTGTACTTGCTGACCGAGGTATCGAGATAGACAACCTTGCCTGCCGTGATCGTCGCGCCAGCGGTTCCGAGAATCTTCCTCGCGCCCGTTCCGGCGATGACGTTTGCGGCTGTGATAATCAAGTCGCTCATCTAGAAGCCTTTCGTTCTCGCCTGTGCGATGCGCGCGTTGAGTTCGCGGCCAAGTTGCCCTGCCGTTTCTCTGGACACCGGAGATGTGATCGTGATCGGAGCGTGGACGGTGACACCGCCCCCGCGTGGCATATTGTCGTTGCCGATGTTCAGCCGTTCACCGTAGCTGACCTTCGCGATCGGCAAACCATTGAGCGATAGCGTGTTGTTATCGACTCCAGTGCGGCCCATGACATTGAACGAGCCGCCCTTGGCGAATCCTGGGAGGAACGAGAACGCTGCGCCACCGGAAAAGAAGGACGGCTTTGCCGCAGAGGCAATTCCGGCTCCCCCAATGTCTGGTACGAGGCTTCCAGAACCGCCAAGCCCAAGGCTACCAACGAGGCCACCGCCGCCGCTCATCCCCGCGCTGAGAAACGAGAAGAACATCTTCTGAATCTGCATTTTGATCAGCGCGGAAACGATGTCCTGTATGGTGCGAAGGGCAATGTCCCGCATCGACTTCCATCCCTCCCCGACATGGGAGAGAGCATCGGCCAACCCCTCAAGCCCCTGAACCTCTAGGTTCTGGAGCGCTTCGTTCACCTGATCGGCGGTGTGAGGAATGCTGTTCAGATAGTTTTCGAGTGGACCAGCTGTCCGTTGCATCACGCCTTGGCGGTCGTTGGCGTAAGTGGCCTTAAGGTTGATGAGATCGCGGCGCGCGTCTTCGATCGCTTTCCCGTCTTTTGAAGTGTCGATGATGTTCTGGAGTGCCTGGCGCTTTTGCTCATAGGCCAGCTGAAGCAGTTCCAGCTCGATTCTTCGCCGCTCCGACTGGGTAGTGGCGATATCCTCCTGGCTTTTCAGGATGTCGGCGCGACGGTCAAAATCGTGCTGTATGAGTTCCTGCGTATCGCGCTGGCGTTGCTCGGCCTCATCCTGCACGACCTTCTGGCGCTTGAGGCTGTCGGCGATGTCGTACTCAGCGAGGAGATGTTGTTCCTGCGCTTGGGTGATTCCGTCCTGCCCTTTGGTCAGGGCATATTGCTTCACCTTGTAATCGAGTTCGGCCTTGTACTGTTCGCGCTGGTTGTCGAGTATTTGGATGGCGAGGGTGGTCTGCTCGACATAATCTGATGAAAGGTCTTTCTTCGCCTCCAGAATATCGCGCTGTGCGTCCAGCTCTTCGCGCTGAAGCTCGTACTGTTCGCGGGCCAGTTTCTCGGCCGTGTGGTCAACCCTTCCCCCGCCGCCTCCACTTCTTGCGCGGCGCGAACCTCCACCACCTCCACCAAGGAATTGGCCGACGCTTCCAGTACCTGATGGCTTTGTTGGAGCTGGACCAGCGCCTATCGCAGCCTTGAACCTCGCCGCACGATCAGCAGCCGTTCCCTTACTGGCCTGCTGCATCCGGAGATCCATCAGCTCAACTTGGCCCTGTGCAATCCGAAGTCGCGCATTGGCCTTGTTCTGAGCAGAGTTGGTTGGATCGAACGCATCGATCTTACCGCTAAGAACGGTCATCTCGGCCACGAAGGCACGATATGCCCTGACTACCGTTCCGAGCTTTCCGATAAGTGTTGCTAGTGCATCGGCGAAAGCGAGAATGGAATCAGCATTGTCGGCAACAACGCCAGCGATTCTCGCCTTCAAAACAGTCTGAAGCGCTTCGATCTTATCAGCGGTCGCGTCGGCCTTTTGAATCTGTTCGTCGCTGAGCACGATCCCCAGCCGCTCGGCGGCATCAGAAAGCTCACTCAGCCTCCCCTGCGAACCGGAAAGAAGATTATCGAGCTTGGCCCCAGCCTTTCCGAACAGCGCAACTTCAATCGCCGCCCGTTGTGATCGATCGGATACATTTTCCAGCTTCTCGGCAATCATGCGGAATACATCACCCGCGTTCTTGCCTCTCAGCTGATCAACGCTGATCCCGATGGCGTTGAAAGCAGCGATTTGCTTCTTCGCCCCAGATTCAGCTTGCCCCATGCTGATGGTGAGCTTCTGAATCCCTGTCTGAAGCTCTTCCTGGCTGATCCCAACCTGACCAGCGGCGTAGCTGAATGTCTGAAGGTCTTTGGTCGTCAGCCCTAAAGTGTCGGCCAGCTCGCCAAGGTGTCCCGCATATTCCAGCGCTGCCTTGCCCGCTTGAATGAGGCTGCTGATGCCGATGCCGCCGATGAACCCAGCCAGGCCAGCGCCCAGCGCTCCCTTGAGGCTATTGAACGAACCCCTGATCGACGAAGCTGTCTGCGCGGCCTGACGCTGCGAGCGCTTCATTCCCGCTTCGAAGGCGGTTGTCTCGGCGGACAAAGAGACACGCAAAGCGCCCACAAGTGCGTTCACGCTGTTCTCCTAGTTGATTTCGCGCTTCGAAATTTTCACCGGAACACCACGCGCCTTCAGGCTGTGGAAGAAGGCCAAGGCTTTCGCGTGATTCGACTTGCCAGAAGGTCGGTCGTTCCCGAGATATGATGACAGCTTGTTGAGGCGCTTGGTTCTAGCGAAGGCTTCGTTATGCCAAGCCCCGACTATCGCCAGATCCATCTGCCGATGAACTTGCCGCGCAGCCCCCTCCATCGCATTGACGAAGCTGCGCGGTGTCTCTTTCCAGAAATCAGCAGGCCTGAAGCCGGCCGCTACCCATTCCCTGCGGAACTCTTCGACCGACCATTTCGCTTCGGAGGGTTTGGTTTCTTCCTATCCTCCGTCACCACCGGGAAGGCGCGCTCGAGAAGGGCGTCGAGCGCGTATCCCACTTTTCCTGCATCTTCTGAGAACATGATCCCCGCCGCCTGATCCAGCGTTATTTCTGAATGATGTTCGCGCAGCATCGCCCAGAGCATCTGACCGAGAACGCTGAGCTGGGGATGCCCGCTCCTGAAGTTGGCAACGATCGACGGCATATCGACCTTGAGCGCACCTTCCATGATGGTGATGACGCCAAAGTCCAACCGTAGGATCAACGATAGATCGCCGACCGTTACCTGTTCTTCATGCCCGAACGCTACAAGGGCCATTAGGAGCCGCTCTCACCCGTTCCCTGCTCCTGTGCACCGGTAACGCGGAACGTCGCCGTCGCAGTGATCTTGTTGCCGACCGACATGGTATCGGGAGCATACTTCTTCACGAACGCGCTGGTGACGATGTTCCAGTCAGCCGCGCCGGTTCCGCTATCGTCGGGAATGACGATGCGGATTTTGCGGATCGTGCCCGCATCCTTGGCCGCGGTAAGCAGCAAGTCCGTGGCGGCGCCCGGCACATAGTTGAGCGTGGCGGTGAACTCGCCTCCGTCGATCAGGCCGGCAATGAATTCCTTGCGCCGACCGGGGGACTTGAGGTGCGTTGCCTCAACTTCCTCGGTCTCGTCGCTCGGAAAGCCGCATTCGACGACTTCAACAAGCTCAACGAGATTGGCTTCGGTGTTGTCGGTTGAAACATGTAGTTCCCCCCCCCAACCAATGCGAGCTTCGGTCATGGCCCTTCTTCTCCTTCAAACAAAAAGGGCGGCCATTGCTGACCGCCCTTCGGGCTTCGGTTGTATACGGTGTTCAACTGTGGTGGATGATCAGGTCTGCTGATTTGCGGAAAATAATCGTGTCCCCGTCCCGCTCGGGGATATCGCGCGGGCCTAAGTCTATATCCGCCCGCTGAAAGGTGTTGCCGTTAAATGTTCCGCCAGGGACTAGAGCCGCGAGAACGGCTTCCATGATCGCCTGCTTGGAAGCGTAAGTGTCGGTCCAAACGTCGATCTGGACCCGCGCCGCCTCAAGATCCCAGCCCTTGAGCGTCTGTGGCCTTAGCTGCGTGACATCGAGCAAGGTAACGTAGGGCCGGGCCACACCCTGCGGCGCGTTTTCCCAATAGGTCTTAGCGCCCACCAATGCCGTCACACCCGCTGCGGCACGAAGCCGCGCGAGTAGCGCACCTTGCCAATCCATTCAGATTCCCGCTTTAGCCCGCTTGCGCGCCGCGCGATCGACAGCCTTCTTGATCTCAACCCAAAGCTCGGCGCCAATGATCTCCAGAGCCTTTTCCTTGTTGTGCTCCCAGGCTGGGCGCATGAACGGGTGCGCTGGCATCTTGAAGGTGCCGAACTCCTGAAACAGACCACGGCTTAGAGCGGTCCCTACGTAAACCTCCGCAACCCCCAGCGTCCCTGCCTTGTAGGCGCTGGACCGTTGGCGGCGTGTCAGTTGCGTTCCGGTGATGATGCTGATCTCCAGCTTGCCCGTCTCCTTTGGAGCAAGCGCGGAGGCTTCGTCATCGATCGGCTTTGCGGCCTTCTTCAGAGTCCGGATGAGAATGTTCTTCTGCGTCGATTTCTTGCCGACTTCTGCGAGGGCCTGATCGGAACCGACCAGCCATTCGACCTTCGCCGTAATATCGCTCACAGCTTCCTCAATCCTGTGAAGCGAATGGTCTTGGTGTCGAGCGGTGCAATCTCGCTCAAATCCCAATAGGAAGTCGGCAAGTCAGGATCGCTCAAATAGGAAATGCGGTCCTTGGTGGTTACGGCCCTTAACGTGGCCGATGTTTCGCATTCAAAGGTGGCGGTTTGGTGTGAACCTTCCTGTGCCGCCTCACGCTTCTCCTGTGCGGTTCCGAACCTGACGTAAGCTCGGCGCGTGGCGTAGGTTGACCAGACAGGAAGCTCCTCGCCATATTCGTCTTCGGTCGGAGTGAACCGCTCGAAAACGATCAGTTCTGTCCGCTGGCTTGCGCTTGGCATCAGTAAGCCGAAACCGGGCTGATATCTTCGAGCAGCGACGTGACCGCAAAGGCGATCTCGTTCGAGACAATTCCGGTCATCGCCGCTTCTCGGAACTCGAACCAGTGTCCGATCAGAATGAGCATCGCCCGCTTGCCGATGAGATAGGCTTCGTCGGTGCTCGCCAGTGCCCCACCCGTATAGGTTACGGTGATAGTCCCGCCCGTGATCAGGTCCGGAAAACTGTCGCTTACCGCTGGCCCGATCCTGACCGGGAAGCCAAGATTCGCGACAAACCCTGTGTAGTCAGCATCGTCATCAGGATCGGCGGTCGTGGAATATGTGACCGTATCGACGCTCGTTACAGGGTAACGCCAGATTTCCAGATAATCGCCCCAGCGGGTGAACGTCTCGGTTCGTGCACCACTGACAAACAGAAGGCGGCTGCATCGCTCGACATAGGCTCTGGCCGGCGCGATCAATGACGTGATGAAAGTGTCCTGGCTGTCGTCGTCGTCCATCCGGCACTGAGCCTTGGCTTCCGCCAAAATAACCGGCTCAGCCAACCTTCGCGTCCTTTCCGTCGCGCCCGCGCTTCACGGCTAATCTGAATCCGCTATCAGGCGTGTCCGGCTTCTGATCGGTGGCGCGTTGGGCAATCCACAAGCTGCCGCCCCAAGTTACCGCGTCTCCAGCGTCATATTGCTCGCCAGCCTTGTAAACGCCGCGGTCAAGAACAGTCGGCCATTTGAACGATGCAACGCGCTCTTCCTCGCCGCTGATGAACTTGAGCTCGACCGTGCGGTCGTCATCCAGAACGATGGCGTCAAAGCTGGAAAGCTCGATACCGTCACGACCATCCTTGCCGTTGGCCCCGTCGCGGCCATCTTTCCCAACAACTTCGCCGAAGTCGCGCGTTGTTCCATCAGAGAGCGTGGCGATCAAATGGCCTTCTCGGCTCAAAAAACCGTCAACGATTCCGGCTCCGTCTTTGCCGTTCAAGCCATCACTGCCTGGCTCGCCCTTCTCGCCGCGCTCGCCGGGTTCCCCTTTCTCGCCGCGCTCTGGCTTAGGCAGCTCGGCAACGGCCTTTGTGATGGCGGTGACGATCATCTCCTCGGCGATAGGTAGCAACGCTGCCGCAATCGCTTCCGGCTCCGGTGAAACACCATCGGCACCGCGTTCGCCCGGTTCCCCCGTGTCGCCTTTCTCGCCGACAGGGCCTTGCTCTGGCTTACGCGCTTCAAGCTCTGCGATGCGCCGTTCTGCGGCGATTGCGCGCTCAGTCAGCTCATCAATAAGATCGAGGACGACGCTCAACGCTTCAGGCTGTTTCAAGCGCTGCCTCCTTCTTCCGCCAGCTAGCAACGCGCCGCTTCATTTTCATCATGCGCGCCTGATCCGCAGCACTCACATCCTGATTGTCATTCGCCGCAGGATCTTGGGGCGGTGCGGCTGGTGCCTCGATCGGCTCCGCATCGCGCTTGGCAAGCCAGGCGAGGCTATGATCCTGCTCCTGAAGGTAGACCGTTTCTCCGCCTTCAACTGGCAACTGGCCAAGCTTGGCGCGCTGCTCATTCACCGTCAGCTTGCCCTTGGACTTCTCCAGCACGTCCATCTGTGTGATGCTGTCCATGCGGAGCAGGTTGTCTACGTCGAACTCGGTTCCGTAGACTTGGCCGTTGATGGTCACACCCTCGCCGATTCCGAGACCTTCATCGAGGCACAGTTCAATGTCCTCGATATGCTTCTGAAGGCACTGGCTGAAATACTCGACATTCAAGGCTTGAACGTTGTTGTAGCTTGGCAGAGGCCCGACACCGATCTTGTACGGCGGTACGTGATAGACTGAGCATATCATTTCGGCAGTGAACTTCAGCTGCTCAATCAGCTGGGCTTCATCAGCCGTCATGGTCAGGGATTCGAACTTCAGACCGTCTCCTAGGATTGCGATCTTCGCCGCCCCCTGAGGACCGCCGTATTGCGTTTCCCACGTTTCCTTGAGGCGCTTGGCGTTCTCAGGATCGATCTTGCCGGGAGCCGTCAGGATGCCGCCAGGACGAACGCCGTTTGACGCCAGCCGTGCGGTAGAGCGCTGGATGTTGGTCCCCTGCGTTGCTGCCAGAGCTGCAGCATAGAGCGGAGAAATTCCTACCAGCGGATGGAACAGGCAGTTGAAACGGTCGTGGATGATTTCGCGCGCCGGAACGATGGTGTCTGATTCCGTGATCGCGGCCAGATTGTCCTGTGAGAGACGGTAAAACACCTGCCCGTCATCTGAAACAAGCGGCTGAACGCGATCCGGGTTTAGGACGTAAAGCGCAACAACGACACCGCGCCCATCGCGCTCTTTCAGAACGTATGCGTTGCCCCGTGAAAGCTTTGAATTGACCCAGTTCTCAATGAACTGGATGCGGTTCTGAAACCCATTTGGCTTGCGGAGTACCGGCGAGAAAGCCGGATTGGTCGTCTCCTGCCAGACTTGACCGTTCTGTGCGACCAGCCGGATACGGTTCTTCGAAAGATCGGAACTGATCAGCGTATGACAGGCGAAGACCGCGAAGAACGCCATCTGCGCGTCGTTGCTGAGTTCTTCATTGCGCTGCCATGCACCTGAAAATGGCTCGCGAATGATTGGCCACCACGAACCACGGCTGTCAGGTGGCGAAAGCGTCTTCTCTGCCCGCGTGATCTGGAGACCGAAAATCTGCACTACGCGGCCTCCCTCATCCGATAATATTCAGTGGTGAAAGGATCGATCTTGAGCGGCGCGAGCGTCCACGGCTTGATCTTGCCGGGAAAGAACAGGAGGCGCGGATTGGTCTTGCGGTCGCGCACCTTGTAGTGAACGCTGCCGTACCAATAAACGCCGTCGCGCTCGCTCCAGACCTTCTCCTTGCGGCCGAGAACATAAGCTAGCCAAGCCTGATCCGAGCCGACGAAGATGTCTCCTGAGATATTCGCGCCCTTCTGGTCGAACTTCTCGAAAACCTCCGGCCTGCAACCCGCCCGAATGAGCATCATAGAACCGTTGTAAGGACGATCCTGCTGAGTGCCTTTGAACAGCACCAAGTCTTCCGGACGGTCAAAGAGAGGATCGAGCGAGCCGCCGACAACGCAATCCAGATCCATGCACACGAACCGCTCGCCGAAGATGTCTGCTGCATCCCTGCGGAACATCGACAAACGCCGGTAGCAATTCGGCTTGGCTGGTCCCCAGCGCGGAAACACGTCCTCGAAGTCACCTGGCGGCTTGATGATCGTAATGCTCTTGTCGATGCCTCGGGGCGTGTTGGTTACGCAGACAATCCGGTGGGGCGTCTTGAGGTTGCGCCTCACCATGTCAGCCCATGTATTGACGTGCTCAGAGGTGAATTTCGTTCGCCCGTGCGGCTGGGTCCACAGCCACGTTAAAATAGTCAGCACGGAAATCTTATCAGTTGCCGGCTGTAAGAGTGAATGAATTGACGATGATCGTTTGTCCGTTGGTCGGCGTGTTATCGTCGAGCGTCATGTCGCCGCCGCCGCCCGTGGCGGAACAGCTGCCCTGCATCTTGCAAGTTCCGGGCGCGCCGGAGTTATTGGTGTAAAGCCGGAAGAAGTCAGCGGTCTTGGAGCCGTCCGCGCCGGATCCCGCGGTTCCAGACCAAGTGCCAGTCTTCGCCACCGCCCCGTTCGATGAAGCGGCCATCCAATCCGATGGTAGCTGAAACTCGGCCAAGACAGTCTGCGCGCCGATCGCCGTGCCTTCGTCTGTAGGAACGGTGCCGTTGTAGAGCCTGATCCACGCCGATGTGCCGATGGTCGATTCAAAACCATCGATCCCGGCATTGCGCAGATCGTCCGAAAGATAGATCGTCATGTTCGCCTCTTCCTCAAAGTGCCGAGAATCCGCTGCTGGCGGACTTCAGCCACGCGCTGATTGGTTGCAGGGTAATTTGTGCGTCGGTCACGAGACCGAGCGAGTTGTAACAATAGAGGTTGGTGGCGGTGAGACCTGATATTGATCGGTCAGTCGTCCATGATCCGCCGTTGATGGCCCAGCGGATGACGTTGTTCACACGGTCAACCTCAATATCGACGATGTTACCGTTTGAAATATTGCCCTGGTTGCTCTGCGTTCCGCCCGTATATGTCTCGCCGCCCGTCGCTGTGTAATAGGCGCTGTTCGTCCCGCCAGTTCCCCCGGTTCCGGCCCCCACGGTATTGTCGCAGACGCCAACGCGGAAGTTGCTGCTGAGCGTGCCCTCGATCTTGACTGCCCAGTGCTTCTTATCGGTGCTCGCGATTGGGGCGAGGCCGCGAGCATGAAAAACGGTCGAAGTATTGTCCCGGCCCACGCGCGTGTTGCTGAGCGAATATTGCATGTGCGTCGGACTGGAATTGACGGAGCTATCCCAGATCGGCCCAAGCATCGTCGCGTCGGCGCTTAGCGTTGCGGCCGCCAGATTCGCCGAGAGATCGGCGGTGATATTTCCAGCCGTCACACTGGCATCGGCACTGAGCGTCGCCGGAGCGAGAGTGACGCCAAGGTCAGCGGTTACTGGCGAGCCCGTTGTGACACTGGCATCCGCGCTAAGTGTTGCTGCCCCAAGCGTTTTCGAAAGGTCGGCAGAGATTGGCGAGAGGACGATAATCGCCGCCGAAAGCGTGACCGGAGCCAGAGATGTGGAAAGGCTGGCATAGCTTGCTGCCACCACCGTTGTAGTGTCGGATTGCTGCTGAGTTTGCCCGGCGCTGTTCGTCGCCGTCACATAGCAAGCAACATCATGTCCAACATCGGAGGCTGAAAACACGTAGCTCGATGCGATTGGCGTGGCGTCGAGATAGAATTGCTGCGAATAGGTCGGCGTTGGCGTGCCGGTCCACGTTCCATTTGAGCAGTTTGGCGAACCCCCTTCCCACGCGGTTCCCATGACTGGCGCGACGGTGTTTTGCGGAGCGACGCCGGATGAAGTTTCGCGAACGACATGACAGAAGCCGGAAACCTCGAACGTGACCGTTTTGCCTGCCGCGACGACGAGCGTGAAATCCTTGGTGATCGTCGAACCAGAAGATGCCTGATTGATCGGATATCCACGCCACACCAGACCAGCCGCATCGTTCCAAGTCGAAGGAGTAAAGGCTGTTGTCGTGCTTGTGGCAGGGAATGCCGCATTTCCAATCCGCAGCATTGCCTTGAAGATTGTGTCATCGGTCGAGACCAGAGCTACGGTTGCCCAACCGTCGATTACATCGCCAGAGTTGAAGGAGAAGCTCTCACTCTTGCTGATCTTGAAGTTCGTGGCCTGGGATCCGCCCGTCGCCACCAATCTGATCGAACGCCTGCCGGATACACCTGAGGACACAACCGAGCAAACCATCGTGCCATTGCCGGTCTGGCGCGATGAGGTCCAATTATCTGGCAGCTGGCCAGATATACCATTGCTCCCATTACCTGCGGTGCCTCCGGTGCCGGTAAGTGCATCCTGAACGAGCCCGGAAATGGAATCTGTGTAGATCGAGCCCGCAACGGCTAGATTGGCTAGCAATGCTCCTGCGGCACCGCCGACTGCGGCTTTTTCGTCATCGTCGTAATGAGTTACGCTTCCACTCTGCACAAGATACGGCTGGACATCCAAATAACGATTTACTGGGATGGTGCCGTTCTTGATCGCAGTGTTGATTTGATCGACGTAGCCGCCGACCGAGCCGTTCCAATTGGGGCATGTATTCGCGATAACAAACGCACCAGCGCTTTTCCATGCTTGCACCAGGCTTGTGAGCGCCGGAATATCGACGCTTGCGGTTCCGCCGTTTGTGCCGATCTGGAACCACATGATGCAGTGACCGAACGATGCAACTTCGGCCGTGATCTTCGCCACGGTCTCGGACTGGCGGGCCACAAGTCCATTCGGGTTGCCGGAAACCGTAGCTCCGGCCGTTGCGAAATCCCCGCCGACAGGAATGTAATAGCGCCCTCCAGCATCGGCGAGCGCGATCTTGGGCCAGCCCTGAACGGAATATGCCCAGTCGGTGTTGCTGTCACCTTCGAATAGAATCGGTGTAGAAAGTGCGAGTCCAACAGCGGCGGAGCTGCTTAATTGGCTGTCTTGCAGAGTCTTGGACAAGGATGCGACGATCGAGCCTGGTGGAATGCCAGAATCTGCTGCATTTTGCGCATATGAGGCAGAACCAGTCCCAACCAATGCGCAAATGGCAAACGGAGACAGGTTCAATTGAAATCGCCAACCACTCGCGCTGAAACATTGGCCCCAGTCGTAACGGAAAAAGCACCATTCTTGCTGTCGTGGCCAAAGTAGATCGTGAATGGGGCCAAGTTTGAAACGCTGCCCGATCCTCCGGCGAAGATGACCTTGGAACTCGTTCCGTCTTTCAATGTCACCGAGCCAGGAGAGGTTGTGGCCGGGAAAATGATGACATGGCTGAGATGCTGTCCGGTTTGCGTTCCTCCGTCCCCAATCACCTGATCGGTCACTGATGCGGCAACGTCCTCATATTCCCTGGCCAT